ATCAGATTCATATGTACGTCTCTTCGTTGGGTCCTTCTTAATTAGCTCACTCCATTCATCTAATTTATTGTTATATCTACTTAAAAAGTTTCCTTCCATTCTATATATAAAGAAATGCTTCTCAAACTTTTAAGTGCTATTTTCTTTTTTTATAAAAACTTATTCACACCACGGGACTACAGTATTGTAAACGAAGAGTTGGAATATAAAATTGATTATGACATGAAGTATTTAACTGAAGATAAGTTTTGGACAGAAGAGAGTAAGGACTGGGATGGTATTCTCGAAGAATACTATGTAACTGTTACAGGCCGTGATTTCCGAAACACATCTGTACCCCAGAATGTCAAATATATCATTTTACGGGTGAAGTATTATTACAACGGGCATATCCATACAGCCATTTCCAATGACATTAACTTCAGGCCAGGTGAAAATGAGGATACATCTATGCACTTTAGTATCCCTTTGAGTAGTGCCTGGATAGTTGATCAAGATGATAAACCAATGAGGAACATTACTGAAAAGGTGAAACGGTACAATGGACCCAGGAATGATTTCCATGGGCAAAAAGTTCCACTTGAACAATTTTTATTTTACGATAAAGATGTACTAAAAGATAGGTTTCCTAAGATTATTCTTTCGAATAGTTTAGGGATGAAAAAGACTCTTTACACTCTTGAGAATTTTACTACGGATCTTCAGATACCTTAGTTGCTAGGTAAAACTTTAGCTCACCCAGATTTGCAACATTATATTTTAAGATTAGAAACCTATTCCCTGTTTCCTGTATAATTTGCACAGACGCACACATACTCGTCGCCTTTGTAAAGATATTCAGGTATTTTAGACTGTACATACCCGTGATTTTCTGACTTTCCTCCATACATTCGATTGATGTTTCTTGGTTCGCAAAATCACCTTCACATTTGAAATCAATTTTCTTACCAGCTCGTGTAATTTCAATATCCGTCCCAATATTAGACATGTCACGACAAAGTCTCTGAAAATCAGTTGATGGTAAAGTTGTTATAGTCGTCATCTCAATCTCTGGAACTTCTATACGACTCTCATTAATATCAAGAAGTTTGAGTTCAAATTTCGTATGGGTCTTCTTCGCTTCACTCGAAATCTCCATGTTCATGTATTCTTTGGATTTGATTTCGATTGTCAGGACATCGTTGTTTGTTATCGTCTTTAGGAGTTTGAAGGTGTTCGAGATGTTGATACCCGCAATGATTTCGTCTTGGTCACAACTGTATTCTTCAAAGTTGTCAGCAGCTAGATAGATGTCAATGAGAGACGTTCTGGCTGTATCCAGTGTAACTATATACATACCATCTGGTTTAAAGTATATATTTACATCATTTAGAATATCCTTTAGTACTTCAAATGTTGACTTGAAAGCCGAAGCTTGGATTGTCACTAATCTCATATCTACTCCAAGGTGTGCGTTAGATCTTTAACTCGTTTCTAATTATTTAATTCTTGATACGCGACACCTTTAGATACTTCTCTGGCAATTTTCTCTTCGAGTTCCTTGGTCATAGCTGGTTGAAGAGATTGACCATAATCATCCAGGGAAAACAAATCAGAACTGGGTGCATCACCATCAAGGGATGTCATTGAACACCCGAACGCACCTATGGAACCATGAGACACTTCTTTAGCAGGGAGAAGAGAGTCCAACCAGTTTTTGATTTCGGTACCTACTAGAATTTTACCATTTTTAGTCAGCATGGTTGGGACGCGATTGATCTTAGTTCTGTAATTAGGGGGGATACCCTGTGTATTGACATTGTGATAATTCACGAGTTGTTTCAACTGCGGGTGTTGGTTGATGTAGTTTACAACATCCATCGAGTGTTTACATCTTGGACTATAAATCAGCAACGACATCTACTATGTATATGGTATTTTCTAAAAAAAAATTAACGCATACTAGTAAAGATGAACTACTTGTTGGCTTTTATCCTCATCCTGATTGTGGTTCTGCTGACAACCAATATGGAATCCTTCACAGAAACCTTTGGTCTCTCAGGATACACACAACCTGTATCGCCCATAAAGTTGAATGACTCCAGACCAAACCTTGAGGGGTTTGAGGATTTTGAAGTCAGCCTCGACAATGACATGATGGAAGAATTTGTCCTTAAAGCCAACCAGGAAATCGCCAAGCGTACAGGTGTCTGCACCTATATAATTGAAACTACCGCCGTCAAGGGGTACAGGAAAGAAAGGGATGAAATTTATGAACTTATGTTTATGGTTATGAAGAAGGGTGGATTTTCCTTTGGTTTCTCCGTTGTTGCCTCGTTTGAGGTTAAGAATGGAAAGTCTCGTGTGATTTCTCTTCGCACACAGCCCCTCGGTGTTCAGGCACCAGGTGATGTAAGTGCTTTCACCGAAAGTTCCGCTGGCAAAGAGTTTGTTAAGTACGAACTCGTGAAGGAGGCGGCTGTTCCTACCAAAAGTGAGTTTGATTCCGCCAAAAATAAGTTGCAGTAATTGTAATGTTAAGCATCAATGACGTGACAAAGATTGATGACAAAAGAAAACAAATGAGAAAGGATATATATAAAAAGATTTATGAACAGTTTTCTTCAAAGATTAAACAGGCTGTAGAACTTGGACACAAACAACTTTTTCTTACTGTACCTGCATTCTTAATCGGGTACCCAGTGTTTGATAGGAGACTTGCAGCCAAATATGTTGCTAGACAGTTCGAACTTGGTGGGTTTACAGTAAGACTTGTGAGTGATCATGACCTTTACATATGCTGGATCGTTCCTAAAAAGAGTAAAATAAAGAAGGAAGAAGTGGAAGAGGGTGATTTCCCAAATCTTATGAATCTGAAGAAAATGGCTAATCAGTACAGGCGAAGTGGTGCGTAGTAAAACATCATTTTAAAAACCCTATTAATCATAAATGGACAATTTGAGTGTGCTTGTAGAAGCTAAAAAGGAATATCTTGGACAGATGTGCCTTATTATGTATCCACCTATGATTGAAGTTTTTGATGAAATGTATAACGAAGCGATGAAGAACTCTAAGGGTAAGCAGGTTCTCATCATGTTCCAGAAGCACCTGAAGGAGGTTCCAAACTGGTCTAATGCTATGTCTAAACGCCACTCTGATAACATCACCGACAGGTGTTCATGGTTTGGTGACCTTCTCGCGGCTGTTTTTGTTGCGTGCACCAAGATTCTTTCAGCTGTTCGTCTCAATGCTGGTAACAAAAAGATTTCTCTCAAGCTCCCAACCGAAGAGGTTTTTATTCAAACCTGCTACAACAATATCGCGAAAGACCTTTACAGGGACCCTTACATTTTCCATGATGAACAGAGTGAGTACATGCGTGATGAGAACCTCCGGGTGCGATTTACCCTATGCATCGAAAACACAGTAAAGGAACTCATTCCTGTGCAACAAATTCTCCAAACGTACATGTCCCAAGAAACGCGTGATATTTCACTCGATGGTGATGTTGAAGACAGTATGGACCCAGACGTTCTTGATGAACAGATGGAAGAGATGGAGTCTCAGCCAGTGGAGGGACTCGAACCCGAGATGGAGTCTGAACCATTGGAAGGAATGGAGGAAAATGGTATGCCCCAACCCACTGGACTCGAAAATGAGTTCAAAACCATACATAGTGTACAGGCAGAGGCACCTGATCCAGTTTCAGAACCTATTGCCCAACCAATGGGTCCACCAGTGGGTCAGCCAATGGGTCAACCCCAGCCCCAAGAGGAACCAGACGACAATGTATTCTTTGGGGATGCACCAGAGCAGCGCACAAAAAATCCCAGGTATAATTAAATGGAACTCTCCGATCATTTGCGCGACCCAGTGAGTGCCGCCCTAATTGCAGCTGGTATAACCGCCACTTATATTCATCTCAAGGCGTACTTGAATAATGAAGGTAAGCTCGAACTCAACAAATACACGAAACCCGCTGTACTCAATGCGATTCTAGTGTTTTTCATAGTGTCAGGCGGTTTAGGTAAAAAGGAGGTTATTTCAAATGAGCCTTTCTAAACTTAAAGATTACACCAATATAATAAGAAAATGGCATCCGTCACTGCGTTCAATGATATGATGAGTCAATTTCTTGTGGAATTGCACAAGACTTTTCCAGAGGAAAAAGGCATTAAGAAAATGCTCACTTCGTTCGACCTACTCAAGTCGACCAACCCCCGTCTCGTTGTAGATGGATATATGAAGGGTGTTTCTCCTTACGCGGATAAGATTTCTGCGAAGGATGAGACATTCCTTCTCGAGGAAATTGAAACTATCGACTTTCTCAAGGAACTTGATATCAAGCGGTACTGGTCTAAGATGAGTGATGGTACCAAGGGTGCTACTTGGCAGTATCTTCAAACCCTATACATGCTTGGTACTACTATCACCTCTCTTCCCGAGGGTACACTCTCTCAAATCGAGACTATTGCCAAAGGTGTAGCTGATAGTATGCAGAACGGAGATGGTGAACTCGACCAGGATGCTCTCATGAAAATGATGGGCAACATGTTGAAGGGTCTCCCAAAAAATTAAACCTCCACATATATTAAATGAAAGCTTGGTTCGATGATCCTCAGCAGCTTTTTGATGCTGACCAGGTCACCCAATTTTGGCCCACTGGTGAGCAATCACCAGAAGACAGGGTAAACGCTGCTTCTCGTTTTATCATTTATGTGTGCACTATGCTTTATCTCATTCGACGTGACCCACGAGTATTCGTATTAGGTGCGACGGTGTTGGGTGTTGTGTATGTTCTTTATAAGTCTAGAATGGTTAAGGAAACCTATGGTGGTTCGGTTGAAGGTGTGTCATGTCAAA